ACAAAAACCAGAACACCGCCGAAATTATGGTGTGGGACATGATCCCGCCCAAGCCAGGCGTTGGATTGGATGATGATAGTCTAGGATTGCTGCATGATGACTTCGAAGACGCATTGATGGATGGCCGGTTGGCTATATCTGACATGTCTGGATGGGACTGGACCATGCAAGGTTGGGAAATAGCTGAGGATGCCGAAAGGCGGCTTAAGCTTATGATCAATCCAGATGAGGTAGCGATGCACTGTTTGAGGAATCGCGCCTACTGCGTTGCCAACAAGGTATTTTCATTGCCAGACGAACGGCTAATAGCGCAAACTGTGCCTGGCATACAGGCGTCAGGAGACTATAACACATCCTCAACGAACTCTAATGTTCGTGTTATGGATGCGTATTATGTCCAGATGCTTGCAGGCATAGAACAGCGTCTTTGGTACGCAGCGGCAATGGGAGACGATTGCGTGGAAAGAGCTAATACGGTAGCACCTGAGCTCTACGGAATTCTGTTTGGGAAGTCCGTTAAAATGTACGATGAGATTGAAAGATTGGATGATGGCTTGGAGTTCTGCTCACATAGGTTCGAAGGAATCAGAGGAGCAGCAGTTCCTTTAACAGCTGTCAAGACTCTGTATCGTTTCATCAGTCATAGGTTTACCGCCGTGGAACAGAGTTTAGGCTGGTACGGACAGTTGGCGTGGACATTGCGCCATCACCCACGGAGACAATTATACCTAAACGTAGCTCTCGAGGCTTTGTCCGACCTCGAAATAAACACCATTTAAATTCGTCATGAGCAGACGAGGCGGAAAACGTGCAACTAAACGACCTGCAAATAATAATGGTGGCCGCAAGAAACGTGGAGCGGGAAGAGGGTCTAGTATAGACTTCAGTGAGGTTGTGTCTTCAACGAGCATTATGTTCGCGAAGGATACCCTTGCAACCGTGGGGATCAATCCCACGTATTTCCCAGCCCTGTCTCATTTTCTTGCTGGAAAAGGAGAGTGGAAGCTTACCTCGCTTACTGTGCGGTGGGTTCCCTGCGTAACGGGCACCGATGGCTCTATAGTCATGACAGTGCAACCG